TCCATGAGCTGTCCGCTCTATATCCGGGGTACAGGGCGGCGGAAACGCAGGAGAAAATCCAGCATTTCCTGCAAAGCGGCACCAAGCCCATCACCTGCAAGGCCATTGCGGAAAAGGGCTTTGCCTGCCCGAAGCTGGAAAACGGCTCCTGCTCCTGCAAATCCCCGGCGGCTCTGTGCTACCTGCCGCTGTCACTGGACGAATTGCGGGAGGCCCTCGCCTTGGTGGCTGCGCAGAAATCCCCGGTGGAAAATATGCGGGCAGCCAAGGAATTTGTCCGGGAGTCCTTGTATAATATTGAGCCGCTGGATGCCGGGGCCTTTGTGGAGTATGAGCTGCGGGAGCATTTCCGCCTGAAAGCGGCGGATACCAAGGCGCTGTCCGCCTACCAAAAGGAGCTGCACAAGGCGTATGCCGCCAAGAAGGAAACCCGGCAGGCTGCGGAGGAAAACGGCCTGCCGGAGTGGTACGAAGTAACCGAGCGCGGCGGCCTGCGGTTCCTTTCCGGCCTGCTGGCGAACCATCTGGCCGAGAATATGCACGCCTTCTATACGGCCAGCAGCTTTTTCTTCTATCAGGGAGGCGTGTACCGGGAAAGCGAGGATATGGTGGCAGCGGCCAAGGTGCGGGAGCTGATGCTCCCCAAGAGTGCGTCCATGCAGGCCATCAATGATACCGTGGGCCAGTGGAAAATGCTCATAATGAAGCCGGTTCAGGAAATCAACAGTAACCCCTTTATCCTCAACCTGCAAAACGGGCTGTATAATACCCTCGACGACAGTTTTAAGGCCCACACCCCGGAATACTTCTCCACGGTGCAGCTCAAAGCGGCCTATGCGCCGGATGCAGGCTGCCCGCTGTTTTTGCACTATCTGGAAAGTATGCTGGCCGAGGAGGAAATCCATCTCATTCAGGAGATCATGGGCTACCTGCTCCTGCCGGTGAACAAGGCGCAGAAATCCTTTGTCTTTGTGGGTGCGCCCAACGCAGGCAAAAGCACCCTGCTCAATGTGGTGCAGGAGATTTTGCTGGGCAGCGAGAATGTGTCCAACATCCCATGGCAGAACCTCGGCGACCGCTTCAACCGGGCCGAGCTGTTCGGCAAGCTGGCAAATATCTTTGCCGACCTGCCCTCCAAGAGCATTGACGACAACGGTATGTTCAAGGCGCTCACCGGCGAGGATTTTATTACCGCCGAGCGCAAGAACAAAGACCCGTTTTCCTTCCGGCCCTATGCCCGGTTCCTGTTTTCCTGCAATGAGATCCCCCGCAACTATGGGGATCGCTCTGAGGGCTTTTACCGCAGGCTCCTCATTATCCGGTTTGAGAAATCCGTTCCCAAGGCCAAGCGCGACCCCAATCTGGCGGAAAAGCTGGCCGCCGAGCGGGACGGTATCCTCATGTGGGCGCTTACCGGCCTGAAACGCCTGATCGCCTCCGGCTATGTGTTCAGCGAAACCGAGCGGACACGGGCCGAGCTGGAAAAATACCGGATCGAATCAAATAGCGTTTTGTCTTTCGCTAAATTGTACTGCGTGGCAGAGGAAGAAGGCGTGACGGTACGGGACGACCTGTTCCTCCGCTACAAGGAGTATTGCGGCAATGCGGGTATGAAGCCGGTGTCACAGACTAATTTCAACAAAGAGCTGGAAGCCGGTTTCCCGGAGATCACCAGAGGGCGGGATAAGCTCTCCAAGCGTCGGATATGGCGCGGGATCACCTACTGCGAAGGAGGTGTGGAGGCAGATTGACCGTTTTTGTACCGGGAAAACCGGAAAAACCGGGATTTCCTCATTCCTTGCGCGTAACTACCAGAGGTATGTTATGAGGGCCTTTTTTTAAGAAAAATATATAGAGTGTGGTAAATACCCGGTAACTCCGGTTTTTCCGGCGCATCGGTTTTGCCGAGATATGCTGGAAAGAGAAATTGTGGCCGCGATCCTGCGGCACCTGAAAACGATGCCCCGCTGCTTCGCGTGGAAAACCCACGGCGGAATGTACGGTACAGCGGGCATCCCGGATATAATCGCCTGCATAGATGGCAGGTTTTATGCTTTCGAGGTGAAGCAGCCCGGCGGGCGGCTCACCCGGTTACAGGAAGTGACCCTTGGGAAAATCAGGGCCGCTGGCGGCGCGGCCTATATGGTGACTTCCGTGGAAGATGTATCTGCCGCCATTTCTGCGGAAGGAGGTTCCCTATGACGGTGAAAGAATATCTCAGTCAGGCTTACCGCATCGACCAGCGGATCAACAGCAAGCTGGAACAGGTGGCGAGCCTGCGGGCCTTGGCGACCAAGGCCACCTCTACCTTGTCCGACACCCCGCCCAGCGGGAGCCGGAATGTGCAGTCCATGGAGAATGTCATTGTCAAAATCATTGATCTGGAAAACGAGATCAACGAGGACATAGATACGCTGGTGGATTTGAAGCGGGAAATCGTCGGTGTTATCAAGCGGATCGACAACCCGGAATACCAGACGCTGTTGGAGCTGCGGTATCTGTGCTTCTACTCGTGGGAGAAGGTGGCCGTGGAGATGGAATACGACCTGCGCTATCTCCACAAGCTCCACCGGAAGGCTTTGGAGCAATGCTCGGCCTTTGTTCCGGCTGGGAAATAGGCAGGCGATTGGGAGGGCTTCGGCTCTCCCTTTTTTTTGTTTTTTCAGAAAGAGGACACTAAAAGACATAGAAAGACACTATGGAAATCTGGTAGTATTACAATAGCAACAAAGAAAAAATACTGCGGCCTTCGCAGGAAAATCTGCGGAGGCTTTCTTTTTGCCCGGAAGGAGGCGGCAGCCTGTATGCCATACAAACCCAAGCGCCCCTGTTCCTATCCCGGCTGCCCGCGCTTGACCTCCGGGCGCTATTGCGAGGAACACCAGAAAATCATCACGGCGCATTATAACAAGCACCAGCGCGACCCGGCCAGCAAGCGCCGGTATGGCCGCGCATGGAAGCGGATTCGTGACCGCTATATCGCAGCCCACCCATTGTGCGAGCAATGCAAGCGGGCCGGTAAGATTACCCCTGCCGAAGAAGTCCATCATATCCTGCCGCTGTCCAAAGGCGGCACCCATGTGGAAAGTAACCTCATGGCCCTATGCAAGCGGTGCCATTCTGAGATTACGGCCCGCGAGGGTGGCCGGTGGGGCTGAAATTCTTTTGAGAAATAAGGCAAATAGAGCTTGCAATCACCCGTTAGTCTGGTAATCTGTCAGCACATCAAAGAAAGGCGGTATTACCATGAGAAACGAGAACAGCCTCAAGGCCCGCGTACAGCGCGACGCAGAATTTTTCAAGCACCTGCTTGCAGATGTACCCGCAAGGAAGGTGCTGGCTATGGCCCAGCAGAAATATCCCGAAGCCTCCATGTATGAGGAGCGCACCGGGCGCATCTATTTTGCAGCCAATACGGATGGCTGGTTCCGCTGGGTGGAGCTGGTCGGTGGGCAGGTCATGTTCCGCACCGTATATATCCCCAGTAAGGAGGATGACGAGTAATGAAGATCACCATTAAGCAGCTCGGCCAGTATCCTTGGCGGGAAGGTACGATTGAAGGCCACCATTTTCAGGCGGCGGTCTATGACGAGCCATCGGTGTATGGTATCAACGAGGGCCGTATCAGCAAGCTCATGGTATGGGACGAAGCCAAGCGGCAGGGTCGCCGGAGCTATTCCCGCACCACCCTTATGAACTATGACCGGGGCTGGGATATTGAGCCGGAGGCCCGGCATAAAGCACTGATAGACGAGCTGGTTTCCTATCTGGAAAACCTGCCGCCATACGAAAATTAAAGAACTGCGGCCATCGCCCATGCGGGCGGTGGTTTTTTGTTGTCCCTCCGGGGGTAAGCAAATCTCTACGTCCGGCGCGGCGGGCAGCGGGCGTGGGCTATCGCGCGAAAAATCGCGCTTTCAAGTGGGGTATATACCCCGCAATTTCAAAGAGAGGAGGTGGCGGCCATGGCAAACGGCCACGGAGGCGCTCGTATCGGCGCTGGACAGAAGAAAAAGGCGCTGTCGGATAAGCTGGTCGAGGGCAATCCGGGGAAACGGAAATTGACGGTCATGGAGTTTACAGATACCGCCGACCTCCAAGGGGAAACGATGCCGCCGCCCCGCGACTATCTGGCGGCGCGGCAGAAAAACGGAAAAGAGCTGCTGGCGGTTGAGGTCTATGAGCGCACATGGACGTGGCTCCACGAGCGGGGCTGCGCCCATTTGATACCCGCTCAGATTTTGGAGCAGTACGCCATGGCAATCTCCCGCTGGATACAGTGCGAGGAATGTATCACCGAGTATGGCTTTCTGGCAAAGCACCCCACTACGGGGAACGCCATTCCCTCGCCTTATGTTTCCATGAGCCAGAGCTTTTCCAAGCAGGCCAACAACCTGTGGTTCCAAATCTATCAGGTCGTCCGGGAGAACTGCTCCACCGAGTACAAAGGGGCTACTCCGCACGACGATATGATGGAACGCCTGCTTTCTGCCCGGCGCGGCGGTTAAAACATAATTTTATTCAGGAGGTCGTTTATGAATATCATACAGCTCCCCTTGGGGGAGGTTCACCCATACAAGAACAATCCGCGAAAGAATGACGGGGCCGTGGATGCGGTGGCGGAAAGCATCAGGCAGTACGGCTTTCTCGTCCCGCTGGTGATTTCCGCCGACCATGAAATCATCACCGGCCACACCCGCTTCAAGGCGGCGAAAAAGCTGGGCCTTTCTTCCGTCCCCTGCGTCATAGCCGACGAGTTGACGGAGGAACAAATCAAGGCCTTCCGGCTGGTGGATAACAAGGTCGGCGAGCTGGCCGAGTGGGACGTTGACCTGCTGCCGCTGGAATTGGCGGATATTGCGCAGGATTTGAGTCCCTTCGGTTTTGAAACCATCTCGGAGGACGAATTTGGAGAGGAATTTACGCTGGACTCCGGCGAGAAAAAGCCCTATCAGCAGCTCAGCCTGACCCTGCACGACAAGCAGGCCGAGCTGATCCTTGCCTGCATTGATTACGTCCACACCCATGGCGAGGTGAAAGAAACCTTCGGCAACGAAAACCACAAGGGCAACGGAGTCTATGAGGTGGTGCGTCAATGGGCAGAGCAAAAGAAATTAGTCTGAAAGTGATCCCCGGCAAGGTGGCGAATCCCTTTGTGCGCCGCCACCATTACAGCGGCACTGTGGTGAATAATAGCTGCCTGCACTTCGGGGTATTTCTGGACGGGCGGCTCCATGGGGTTATGTCTTATGGGCCGAGCCTCAATAAATCCAAAATCCTGCCGCTGGTGGCAAGCACCGGCTGGAACGAATATCTGGAATTGAACCGGATGGCCTTTGACAGTGTACTCCCGCGCAATTCCGAGAGCCGGGCCATTTCTCTGAGCATCCGGCTTTTGAAAAAGTACGCGCCCCATGTGAAGTGGATCGTGAGCTTTGCCGATGCCTGCTCCTGCGGGGACGGGGCCATCTATCGGGCCAGTAATTTTGTCCTCACCGGCATTAAGGAAAACGAGGCCATCTGCCTTTTACCGGACGGGAGCAAAATCCACAAGCTGACGTTGGAATCCCGGCCCAAGGCTCCCCGCCCAGAGCTGGGCGGGCGCTCCTTCTTTGATGTGACGGACGGAGGCTTTGCGTGGAAGAAATACATGGAGGCGGCGGGCGGTGTCCTGCTGCCGGGCTACCAGCTCCGGTATATTTACTTTATCGACAAATCCATGCGCCGCCATTTGACGGTGCCGGAAATCCCTTACTCCCGGATCGACGAGCTGGGGGCCGGAATGTATAAGGGCGAAAAAATCACGCTGGCCGAGCGCCATGTGGGAAAGGAGGCGGACAATGGGCCGGGCAAAAGAGATTGTGATGCGGGTAATCCCCACCAAGGTGGCGACCCCGTTTATGAAGGCGCACCATTACAGCGGCAAGGTGGTGAATAACAGCACGCTCCACTTTGGCGTATTTCTCGATGGAAACCTTCACGGGGTTATGAGTTATGGCCCCAGCCTCGATAAATCAAAAATCATCGGTCTGGTGAAGGATACCGGCTGGAATGAATTTCTGGAACTGAACCGGATGGCCTTTGACAGCTACCTTCCCCGCAATTCTGAGAGCCGGGCCATTTCCATGAGCCTGCGGCTCATTAAGAAATATGCCCCGCAGATTAAGTGGGTTATCAGCTTCGCCGATGCCTGCTCCTGCGGCGACGGTACAATTTACCGGGCCAGCAATTTTGTCCTGACCGGTATCAAGGAAAATCTGAACCTTGCGGAGCTGCCCGATGGCACCCGCGTCCATAAAATGACGCTGGCGAGCAATCCCACTTCTCCCCGCAAGGAGCTGGGTGGCCTGACCTTCTTTGATGTGACAGGCGGCACCTATAATTTCAAGAAGTATCTGGACTATGTGGGAGCCACCCCGATCCCCGGCTTCCAGCTCCGATACATTTACTTCATCGACAAATCCAAACGCAAGGATTTGACGGTTCCAGAGATCCCATTTTCCAAAATCGACGAGCTGGGGGCTGGAATGTATAAGGGTGAGAAAATCACCTTTGCCGAGCGGCACAGCAAGGTTACGCCGGAGGAATAGCCTCCGGCCATTATGCGCGGGTAGGCTAACGGCAGACCGCC